AGGGTCTTGAATTGTAATTATATTACCTGGTCTTATTAATGAACCTGCATCTGCTGTTGTTGTAAATGCAACTGTTTCCGTTTCATTGTTCTGTGTGTAAAGATGCCATAAACCCATCCTTCTAGCCTGTGCCTGATCGCTACAACCTACCGCTTCTATATTTTTTACAACTACACCAAATTTAGATTGGTTAGCAGTAGTATCTTCTACTGTTTCATATTCGTATGTTCTAGTTTCATTCTGGAAATATTTAACATTTATAACTGTATCTCTTGTAGCTTTACTTGCATTATTATATATAAAACCATCTTCAGTAACATTTGCATAGGAGAAAAAATAAGAACTTGTAGTTGGTCTATCTTGAGTAAGTGTAATTTTGCCATCTTCTATAAATAAACTTGCCCTCATAATTGATGCAATTTTATCTAGTAAAGTATATGCCTGTGTTAACTGTTGTAAAACTATATTGCAGCTAAATCTAGGGGATGTACCACCCTGACCATTATCAATTAGCTCTGAGTTATAAACAGAAGCATCATAAAAAGCATATTTATCTACCTCATCTTCTGATACAAAATCACCAAAACCTGCCCTACTTTCTGTAATAATGTCATATAAAACCCATGCAGGGTCATTACACCATTCTTTAGCCGTTTTTAAAGTACCATTAAAAGTACCGCTAAATGATAAAGAACCATCTGATCTAACAGTAGAATTATGTGGTATTTTTACAAGTCTACCTCTTATACGATACATTCTTTGGGGTACTGATCTAAAAATTTCAGCATCAAAACGTAAAGCAGCTACAGCAGTATTAGGATATGTAGGTGTTTCAAAAACTAATTCAGTAATAGATGTTAGTTCAAAAGCATTAGTTAATTTAACATCTGTACTATCATCTGTTATTCTTGTAACTGTAACTGTTAAAGGAAAATCAGAATTAGATATACCTGTACCAAAATCAATAATATGATCTTTAAAATAAGGTGATGTACTTTTACCTGTTACTCTACCTCCACCAGAATGTATACTACGATCTAAACCAGTAAGATTACCAGTTGTATTTATTTTTTTTAATAATGTACCTGCCTGATTTTTAACTTCTATTGTATATGTAACTGTTGTACCAGATATATTTCCATCATCTTCAATTTTTTGTATTCTAGGAAAACCAATAGTTACCCTTACACCATCAGTATTTGTATCTGTAATAGAAACTACCTGTGGGTTTGATGTTGTGACAGTAACACCTACTGGTCTTTCCCTTTCTGTTTCTGCAATACCTCTAATTTTTGTTTGATCTGCTGTACCTACTTTTGGTATAAATGCAGGTCGTGTAAGTACAGTACCAAAATTGAAATCATTGTCAGTAGGTTCTGTATTAGATGCAGATTGTTGTAGCACCTGTACATTATTTAAAAATACATCTTTAAGTGCTGTTCTATGATAATCATCAGTGCCAAATGTGTGACCTGCATCTATAGCTGATGGAAAACCTGCAATTTCACCTTCTGCAATAACATCTACACTTGTTACAAATTGACGAGAACCAATCTCTCCATCTTTCATTTCCGCATCATAATATTTTATATTTGTCTGACCTCTTACAGCAGCGTAATCGTTACCCCTCCATCTAAAATCTGTATTATTGCGTGGTAATGTCATTTTTTAACCCCCAAAATATACAGGTGCAGTATCAGTTCCAGATGAGACAACTATAGAGCCGCAAAATACCTCTCCATATATTAATGGTATGCAAACACCACTACGGCTGACGTTCTGGATGCCGCTGAATGAATAGTTTACCCTTGCATCAGTTTCACTTAACCCTGATGGTACATCACCCACTGTAGGTTGCTGCTGTGGAAATAGCATATTTGTTACACCACTTACAGCCATTGATATACCAGTTGTTAATAAAACACTACCTAATGTTGCAACTATTGCTATAGAAGATGCAGCAGCAGCAGCACCACCACCTATAAAAGCTGCAGCAATCCAAAACCATGCACCAGATACAATAGGTATCATTCTTATCTCACCTTCACTATTTATTAGTAATTCGTCTTTTGTTTTTATAACATCATTATTTATAGTTATTCTGTACATATTTTGTTTTAGGTGCGGTTCTATTTCTGGATAATTACAAACCAAATATTTATATACATCTTTCATATTTTTAACATCTGCATAGTTTACGTGCCAACCAACTAATTCTGCTAACCTTCCATATACTTTTATTTTTCTAAGTCCTTTTTCTTCTTCTGTTCTATCTCTATCTATAAATTTATCTTTTGTAAGCATAGGTTTATGTACTTCTGGTTTTAGTTCTATACATTCATCATCTAAAGGGTTAAAAATAAACCATGATAAACCAAGAAAATTACAATTTTTTATATCCTCTTCTGATGCATTTAAATCACCATTAGGGTGTGAATGACATATATATATAACAGTTCCAGTTTCTTCTGCCTTAGCCCAATCTTCTGGGTCTATTGTAAAACTATTTGCACCTTCTATTGCTATATTTTTACATGGATAATATTGCTGTTTATTATCTACATCTATAACTAAACCACAACTTTCGTCAGGTAATGATGTTTTAGCATGATTTAATGCCTGTTCTTGCCAAGTATTCATGCAAACGTACCTACAGATGGGAAGTCTTTTCTAGTAATAATTCTTTTTGGTGCTGATCTATTTTGTAAGTCTAATGATGATGCACATTCAAATTCTACAAAATCTTTAGATTCTACAGTTTTTCTATCAATAAAAAATGTTTGATTTTCATACGTATTATTAGCAGGTGTACCAAATGGATTTGTACCTGATTCAAAATTAGCATTATCTAAATAACGCAACATAGTAACCTTTCTAATAAATTTAGCACCATTTAAATCATTCTTAGGTGTTGTTAGGTTTGCCTGTGTCATCAATGCTGTAACAGTTGACAGGATATTACTTATTCTTACTGTTGGCCTAGGTCTAGTAGTCCTTGTTGCTGCATACTCAAAACCATTAGCTTCTATTGGTATTCTTGTATAGCTATTACCTTGAAATACAACATTAAAAGTAGTGTTCATATTAATCCCATTATGAAACCTTGATACATCACTACTGCCATGTAAAGCAGATATCAGGTGTATTTCAAACAGTTCTATCTTTGCACTAGGGTTAGCTTTTTGTAGCTCTTCAGTAGGTATAGCCATTTATGGTTCAAACACCTCCTCAAATGTAGCTGTAATTGTTGCCCTGTTAGGTACTCTTATATTTTTTGTCCACTTTTTACATACAAACTGTTTTGCACCTGATCTAGTTACTGTACAGTTTCCAGATGTTGTAGCACTTCCACTAGCTGTTACTGTAAATATGTTTGCACTTGTAAGAGCAACAACAGAATATGTACCATCAGATGCAGTACCACTTGTAAAATCTATTGTTATAGAATCATTTGCAAATAACTGATGGTCAGTAATAGTTATTGTTATTGTTGTAGAACCGCTTTGTGCGTATGTACCTGATTTTGTTAATGTTTGATTAGGTGGTGTATATGTAAATGATGCCTGATCTAATGCACGTTCATTTAAAAAATATTCAATAGTATCACTATCTGTTTCTGTAATATTATTCCATGCAAGATTATAAATTTTTTTATTTTGATGTGCTGCTATACCTATTAATTGCCTTTGTTCAAATCCATCTGCAAATTTTACTATTTTAATAGTAGGACTACTTTGTTTCTGTAATCCATAACTAGGTTCAATAGAAGGAAAAGTTGCCATAATTATGCGTTAGATAATAAACCACCTGCACGTTTTTGGTTAATTAATTCAGCTTGTATTGCTGCTGCTAATACGTTGCCAAATTCATTAGCTTGACCTGTATTACCTTCTACAGCAGTACCAGAAGCATCTACAGATACATTAATAATTGTACTGCCACCACCTGATGATTCAACACCTAATTTACCATTAGCACCCCTTCTTAGCGGTAAAATTGCTTCACTACCTGCTTCACCCATAAGACCCATGCCATTACGCATAGGAAACATAGTAGGTCTATTTACAATGCCACCATAAGCATATTTCTGTATCTGTCCATCAACAAATGCATTACCATTAGCACTTTTACTAAATAAACCACTAAAAAAGTTTGTTAAAGGTTTTGTTATTGTAGCCTGTATTGCTATACGTGCCATTTGACTAATTATTGACCTTGCTAAATCACTAAAATTAAGTTTTCCTGTTTCTACAAACTTAACAAGTGCATCTTCCATACCCTTAATACCACTAACAACAACATCTGCCATTGATTCCTGTACGGATTTTATGCTGTCTCTAAATGTTTTAAGTTTTTCACGCATTTGTTGACCAAATGTTTTATCTATAGAATCACCTGCATCATCTACACTATCTTTTATATTTTGAAAATAACTATCAGGTGCTTCAGTATTTTCAAACAATGCATTAAATTGTTCCATGCTTATACCAAGTCTATCGACAAAACCTTTAATATAATCTTCTCCAAATATATTATTCAGTAAATCACTAGCACTAGATTTAAATTTATCTGTTATTGGTTTTAACAAATCTAATGTAGGTAAAGAAGCATCTTCTTGTTGTAATCTATTGAATACTTCTTGCATATATTCATCTCTTTTTTTCATAATTCTATCAATACTGGATCTTGACCCTCTTGCCTCTTCTAATTTTGTTTCAAATTCAATATTAGCTATTTTTCTAGCTTCAATTCTGTTAAATTCTTTGTTAATTATATTTACAAAACCTCTAAATAATTTCGCCAAACCTTTAAATAAA